CGTCTCCCGCTCCGTTTTTCTTGTCCTGTGCTGATGCTACTATGAATAGTGGTGTTGTACCCGCATCTGATGGTACATAAAAGCTCTCGTTTATTACTGAAACTTCTACTCCTGGTGATGTTAATGCCATTTTTCGTATTCTCCTTGCAAGTTACGTATATACTAGAGTTATTTATTCAATCATACGGTTTTGTTGACATAATTTACCGTTTTCGAGGTGCCTATATAGGTGACGTAAATACACATATGCAGTACAAGGATAGACCGTTGTGTAAGGAGTGTAAGAACAAGCCTAGAGCATATGCTTATAAAAGATATGGTAGAATATATTGGCGTAGCAAGTGTGATACTTGTATCAGGAAAAAAGCCGGTAAGCGAGTAGGTGGTGTGACTGCGTTGCAACGTTCAGGATACAAGAAGCACAAGAAGTGTGAAATGTGTGGATTTAAAGCACAAGCACAGGCTCAGTTGGATGTGTTATTTGTGGATGGAAATTTGAGGAATACTACGACTTCTAATTTAAAAACTGTTTGCGCCAATTGCCAACGGCTGGGTAGTACCCGTAGGCTCGGCTGGCGTGTTGGTGATCTTGTTGCTGATGACTAGGTTGTCTATTTTTAAATGTAACTCTTCTAACGTACCATCGTTTGTGATCAAGTGATCGTACTCTGATTTAGCCCAAGCATACTCGGACAAATGTACATTTTTAGGTACAACATTTCCTTCGACGTAGTCTGTAAACCAGTCAGGATCTTGTCCTCTTTTTACAAGTAAAATTGATCCGCCCATTTCACGTATTATTTTTATTTCGTTTTCAAATCTTGTGTCTGCAATTACAGTAGGTTTCCCGTCATATCTAGCCATACAACTGTCTATCCATATTGCATCGTGCATGCCTTGACGCATTACTTCTGTGCCAAAATATTGTAAGACCCAACGTGGGGTTACATCCTTGCCAAAACGTTTGCTCCAGAAAACGTCTGGCTTTTCTCTCCATGCTCTGCTCTCCTCTGTTTTGCCTTCCAGCATTTCTCTGTCCCAATTGAACATAGAACTTACTGCGTCTTTCAAACTTTTTGCAAATGAATCTTTCCGGAAATTATGTTTCTGTACTAATCTATCAGATACAGTACCTTTACCAGAACCTATTAAACCTACTACGCCTATCAACATAGTATTATTATACTATTTTTTTAAACGTTTTTCAATCTCTTTTTTGACATCATGTATCTGTGTTAATACCAGTCTACGCATACTCAGTTTCTTTTCTTTCAGGGCGTGTATGGACATGTTCTCTAGGTCGTCTACTATGTCTGCTAGTTCTTCTAAGGTACATTTAGGAAGTTTTTTGTATATGGAATCTATCATGATACTTGTATTTAAAATATTTTTTGGTAAAGGAATATGGTATTAGAAGTTAACCAATAACAAAACTGTGTGGTGTACCACCTTCTTGGAAGTTACCTATCTCTGATTCTAGTCTTTCCATCTCGGTCTGACCCTCTTGCTTCAGTGCATCACCGTTTAGTGTTGTTCCACCTTGTGGACCTGCTATGGTGTTGAACTTGCCTCTAGCTTCACCTATCATTACTTTGGATACAGCAAGGGTGTAATCTCTGATCCATGGTTTGGAGTAGATGTCTTTGAACAGTGTGATATCGGGTCTGAAATTATCAGTATGCATTAGCACTGTTTCGTTGTCTGCTCTTGGCTTCTGTGTGATTGTTAATTTTTTCGTTGCTACATCAAAATGGAATTGTATGAAACTTCCAAACATTTTACCTACCATTTCTTGGTACGATGCAAACATATAGTAAGTTGCTAATCCGCCTGTTGCACCTGCCCTCAAAAGGTAAGTGTTCGTGTATGCTAAATTGAATGGTTCAAATAATGTTCCTCCCTCTCCGCCTTCTGACCTTGATCCTACCGTTCTTCTGTTCAAGTTTCTCACATTAATTATTTCATCTGGTAAAATGTAGGTGTTCTGATCTTTCTTAAGTTCAAGAAAAGCATAGGATTCTTCAACCGCATTTGATGATCTTTGTCTAAATTTATTTACTGCTCGTTCCAGGGCCGTTTGATAGTGTTTAGGGTCTAATTCAACATCGATCATACCGTCACCGAGGTTATTTTTAACGTAATTGAATATTTCTTGTTGACCTGTTTGTAGTTCTGACATACACATATTTATAGCCGTTGTCTGTACAATAAATATGTGTGATATGCCAAGATTATCCATTTTCAAGCCTGAAAAAGGCAATGACTACAAGTTCTTCGATCGTAACATTAAAGAAATGTTCACGGTGGGTGGCACTGACCTACACTTCCACAAATATTTAGGACCTTATGATCAAGGAGAAACTGGGCAAAAAGATGGCGATGCTTCACCGTCGCAACCACACTATTCCGGCGACAGTTTAAATGAAACAACCATACAAGATTTGCTTTTTTTAGAGAATAGAGACAGAAAATATTCTCCTGACATTTATATTGTGCGTGGCATTTACAATGTACAGGACGCTGACTTCAACCTGTCACAATTTGGAATGTTTCTACAAAACGACACATTGTTTTTAACAGTGCATCTAAACGATATTGTTGAAAGACTTGGCAGGAAGCCAATGTCGGGAGATGTTATAGAATTTCCACACATGAAAGAAGATTATTCACTAGACGAAAGTATACCAATTGCACTTAAACGATATTATGTTGTTGAAGATGTAAACAGAGCCGCTGAAGGTTTTTCAGCAACATGGTGGCCTCATCTGTTAAGATTAAAAATGAAGACATTAGTTGATGCACAAGAATTCAGAGACATAATAGGAGACGCCACTACAGAAAATTCAGTTGCAAGTTACATGTCTACTTTTAACAGAGAGAAAACAATCAATGATCAAGTAGTAGCACAAGCAGAAGCAGATGCTCCTAAGGCAGGATTCAACTACAAGCAATATTATGTTGCACCTATAGATGAGAGAGGTAACATAAGGACCGACAACGTCAACGCTGATGGCTCGGTCAGTTCTGATAAAACTGTGAATGCTGTGATAGATACACCGGCCAGTTCACACTATGGTTTCTATCTAGACGGTGATGGCGTAGCACCGAACGGCAACCCAGCTGGCTTTGGCATCAGCTTTCCTAATTCAAATATTGACAAAGGTGATTATTTCTTAAGGACAGATTACCTACCTAATAGGCTATTTCGTTATGACGGCAATAGGTGGGTAAAAATTGAAGATTCAGTAAGAATCACAACAACAAATAACGATTCAAGGGCAAACTACAAAACCGGATTTGTTAACAACACTTCATCGGATACGATAAATGGTTTAACAACAAGCCAGCGACAATCACTTACAAACGCATTAAAACCAAAGGCTGACAATTAAAAATGTTACACTTTTACGAAGGGCAGGTTAGAAAATTCTTAACTCAATTCATTAGAATATTGAGTAATTTCTCTGTTGAAACAGGAAAGGGTAAAAATAATACTGTCAATTTGAGAGCTGTTCCTGTGGTGTACGGAGATCCAACTAGGCAAGTTGCAAACATCATTAAGAACAATAGTGAGAATGCATTGAACTATGCTCCAAAGATAGCTTGTTACGTGAGAGAATTAAATTATGACAGGGAAAGGATGCAAAATCCGTATCACATAGAAAAACAGCATCTCAGAGAAAGAGATGTAGACAGTGATGGAAACTACACTAACCAATTGGGTGCAGGTTACACTGTTGAAAAAGTTATGCCATCACCTTTTAGATTAGAAGTAACAGCAGATATTTTCTCATCAAATACTGACCAAAAATTACAGATCTTAGAGCAAATTTTATACCTTTTCAATCCGGATTTTGAGATACAGAAATCTGACAACTACATTGACTGGACCAGTTTGAGTTATGTTGAATTACAGAACATAAGTTTCAGTAGCAGAACTATCCCGGTTGGGGCAGATACGGAGATAGATGTTGCATCAATGGCATTTTCAATGCCTATATGGCTGTCTCCGCCTGTCAAAGTTAAGAAGTTAGGTGTTGTACAAAAAATTATAATGAGCATCTATGACGATGACGGGGGAATAACAAAAGGATTGATAGATGGAGAATTAACATCTAGAAGTTTTATCACGCCAAACAATTTTGGATTATTGGTAACAGGAAACCAATTAAGATTACTAGGAACGACTGGTGTAAATGTAAAGTCAGGTGGCGATGGATTCCATACTGGAGCAAACGATCCTGGCCTAGCTGATCCTTTTGACACGTTTGGGCCTGCTGTTAATTGGAAAGTTTTGTTAGATCAATACGGCAAAGTAACGAACGGAACTTCGCAAATAAGATTGACACAACCAAACGGCGACGAAATAATTGGAACTATAGCAACCACCACTTTAGATGACACAATCTTGCTTTACAGTATAGATACTGATACTATTCCAAGTAACACATTGACAGCAGTTAAGAAGATTATCAATCCAGCGACATTCAATCCTGGCACACCAATAGACGGTGACAGATATCTTATCATAAACGATGTGGGAGATTCTACAGCCTCTTTCCAGAGTTCAACTTGGGGTGCCTTGATTGCCAATGTTGGAGATATCATTCAATACAGCAGTTCCCAGAGCAAATGGTTGAAGGTGTTTGATGCTTCAGATCCTGACTCTACACAGCATTACGTTACCAATTTGAACACAGGAATTCAGTACAGATTCAACGGGACCGAGTGGGTCAAGTCATATGAAGGTGTGTACACACAAGGCAATTGGACTATTGTTCTTGACGGAGGATACCCTGCTAACGACGATGCTTCCGGACAAGATGCAACTACTCCTTGATAAATCGCAAGTAATTTGTTATAATAA